GGAAGAAGCCGCCTTTCTCACGGTGGCCTGCATGGGAACCTTTGACCCGTCCCACACATTGACCCATGCCTTTTCCCCTCGAAGTTCGGCGGGTATATTCAAATAGCTCATAGGCTTACCTCAGCTTTCATACGGACTCGGTAAAGACCAATCCCATCTATCACCGCCACGGTAGGCGTTGCGGAAGTGATTTCTCTTGCCATCGCCAGAGAACCACAGGTAATCCGCAGGGAGGACACGACCGACCTCAACCTGACCTTCTCTCTCTGCATACCAGCGGGTCAGTACATCTATACAGAGAGTAATCAAACCATCATCGACCGGGTTTTCCTCGTTGTACCCTACAAATTGTTTGGGTGTAGTCACGACCGTTATAATGTCGCCGTAGCCGTGATCGACACGGTTGAGCGCACACCACACACAAGCGGCTTTCTCAGCGTCAGAGCTGACCCCTCTGGCTTCTCCCCATAGCATTTTCGCCAGTACAATCACTTCCTCGTCTGTCCACGGCTGAGGTGCCACCTCCGGCTCTGGCTCCGGGGTGACTACCTCTACCACCTCGACAACGGGAGAAGGTTTTTCGACCTCAATCGTGGGTAATTTCAGACAAAGGACTGCGACAATGGTGACGAACCACAGGAAGATTGAAAATCTCAGCCCTCGCAAGGAGTCTTAGACTTGCTGGACTTGGGCTTTGTCGAGGTTCCAGCAAAATAGAACTTGCCATCTACGCAGATGGGGAAATCGGGAAAGAGCTTGCTGGCGGTCTGTGTTCCACGGGAACAAATCTGCTCTGCCGCCGCCAGCGACATTTCATCTTTTACGAAGTCCTTTCCAGCAGCCATGATATACGGCACTTTGCCGTCAATGCTTTTCAGTTTCATCGGGTTCTTTCCTTTCTTTGTTCCACGCTTCAACATCAACACCGATACGCTTCAACATCTCCTTGCAGAGCCATGTGTAATCGTCCGGCATTTGATAATACTGGATAAGGCGGTCATGCTCGGCAGAGAAAGCGTCATAGAACTTCCGCAGGCGCTTCTTGCCGAAACCAAGGTGAACATGGAGGGTGTAAAGCACCATAGCGTCAATGTCATCGGCGTAGCGCCTGTCGGCTTCCACGATCTGACGATTGATCTCCATGTCCATCGCTTTTCTCTCGGCGGCACTCAGAACCGCACCAAATATCTTGCCGCCAGCTTTCTTAATTCTCATACCTCAATGTCCTCGAAGAAGACGGGATAGGTCTGTTTTAGCAGGGTCAGAAGCATATTGGCAACGATCCGCATATCAGGGTGAGCCGCTACGGGGCAGCGCATACGGCAGAAGTGCCGCCATTCTCTGAGGTCGGCGGTCATGACCACCTCGGTTTTCAAACTGTTCGGAAGGACAGATCGAGCTTCCTGCGGGGTGCAACCCTCGTTCAGCAGATCAAAGTAGGCGACCTCAGCGTGTTCACACGACCGCTTCCAGATGTGGTAGGTTGAGTCGGTCTTGGCGAAGGTAGAGGGACGAATGACGGTAATCTCGCCACCGAAGCCCTCCTTACCGTAGTTGCAGTACCGAGTGGACTCCTGACAGAACGCCGCCAGACGATGGCGGACGATCTCGTGGCTCACGCCCCGGTCGCAGATGAAGCGGACGGTGAGAGAGCCATGCTCGATGACAGCTTCGTGGCCACGCTTGATAATGCCCCGGACGAACTTTTCTGCGCTTCCGTCCGTGATTTTATCCTCGGACTTGTAGCAAGTACGCCCAGCAGCTTCGATGGTGGTCAGAAGGGTCTTATAATCAGGAGCGTTGATAAGCTCCACAGAAGGTTCAATGATTTTCATTTTCAGACTCCCTTTCATACCAAGGTTTGAAGTTGATAATCTGTTCATAGAGGTTATTTGCTCTGCCATCGAAACAGATTGTACGGTCATCAACATGAACGATGGAGGGAACTTTTCTTGCTTGAATTTGCACCATCGGGAACCTGTAGTGTTTCAGCCATTCAGCAATCGCCGCCTGTCCTTCAAAGGACTCCGCACGAGAAGAACAGATGACCACACATAAACCATCGCTTATGAGTTGTTCAATGACCTCTTTAATCCCTTCTACGGGAGGGTCGGGGATAACAGCGGCACCCTTCCACCCGCTTCGGTAGGAATGAATTACGCCATCGAAATCAAAAGAAACCGTTGGGATATACATACTTCACACCCCCGCAACATGGCTTGCCAGCATATCGGCTTGGTGTGTCCACAGCACATTCTGGTACTGGCTGACTGCTCTGGTGTAGTCATTCCACTCGGACTTGTCGGTGAAAGCACCCATGTGATAGCGGATACACATGATTTCTTCATCAGTCAGCGTGTAGAACTGAGAGAGAAGCATGACGGACTTATCGCCGTGGCCTTTCAGAAGGGTGTCGGGGTTGTACTCCCACGCCTGTTCGTCATAGATTGGTGTGCGCCCACCATTAAATTCTTCAAAGTGGCCTGTTACCGGGTGGCGGTACTGGTCGATCTTACACAGGTCATGGAACATACCCACGATGAAAGGAGAACGAGCCTTGCGCCAGATCAGGTGATTGGCCTGAGTGAGCGCCAGAAGGTACTCCGTGACCATGCGGGAGTGGTTCAGAAGACCGCCCTCGTAATTGCCGTGGTACTTGGTGGAAGCAGGGGCGGTGAAGAAGCCGTAGGTCATCAGGTACTCCATTATGTCATCAGAAACAACAGAGGTTCCGTCAGGCAGCTTCATGAAGTTCAGAAAATCGGTCACTTCGGACTTGGAAAAGCAGTCAGGCATTTTCGTACTCCTTTCTATGAATACTCTTTTCGCTGTCGAACCCGTCAGGATAACGAGCCAGCAGCTTATCGACATTATGCTGTGCCACATATTCGAGGGTCACACCCAAGCCGGTCGCCAACTGTGCGACATACCAGAGAACATCGCCCAGCTCGTCAACCATCTTCATCGGGTCGAAAGCATGACCCTGAAACTCGGTCTTTTTCAGAATGTCAATGCACTCTCCGGCTTCGCCGTTCAGACCGTAACAGCCGTTGCGAACCTTATCCCAGGAAGTCAGGTTGCCGGAGGTACGCTCGGCAGCTTTCTGATAATCATTCAGCGTCATCGTCAGCGACCTCCTTCTCCAACTCTGCATACAACATCGTGTGCATATAGACGGACTCGGACTGGCCGATAGGCCGCAGAACGGTTCTCTTTTTCAGAGTCCACCCATCACGCAGAGCCGCATTTACTTCATCGTCAAAGAGGGTGGGATTGTCCAGACGGTTCCGAATGGTTTTAATCTGCAACATCTTCCGCAACCTCCATTTCCAGCACCGTCATAATGGCGTAGTTGGCGAGGTCAATCAGGGTGTCTCGGATAGACTCGTCATTGACCTTCTGCTCACCGCTACGGGAGAGGGTTTTGAAGCGGCTAAACTTATCTCCCAATCGGATACGAGCCATCGCCATTCCTTCTTCAACGAAGGTCTGGTGAAAGCTGTCACCGTAGTCATGGTTCTTACGCTCATAGAGATTGTTGATCTCTTTGCAGATTTCAGCATGACGCTGAACCTTGGAGAGCGAACAAATATAGGCTTCTGCCATTGTAGCTTATCCTCACTTTCAACATAGTTTTCAACATACCATTGGCGAGGGAGAGCCTTTCAAATTAGCCCTCCCTCGCACTCGGCATCAGCCAAGGAGAGCTGCCAAATCCATCGGGGTCTTAAGAGCGGTCTGAGAAGCCGCAGGAGCGGTTTTAGTGGTGGGGGTAGCAACCGTATTACCGGAGCCGCCCCAGCCCTCAGAGGGGCGCTTATCGGCCAGACGGACGAAGGTAATGTTCTGTCCGGGCTTCTTCTTGTTCTCCTGAACATCATGTTCCACATCGCACTCGATGAAGTGACCAATCAGGTCAGTGTGGTCGATCTCGGTCAGCTCGAAATTGCCGAGGGCAGTCTTGGCGAAGTAGCTGAAAGCGTTGTATGCACCCTCGTTGGGAGAGCCATCGGATTTCAGCAGAGAGAAGCGCTCGATGTGCTTACTGCCGGTCTGCGTCTGCATATAGACTTCCAGCTTGCCGAAGTCTTCCTTGTACTTCACATCGGTAATCTGAAAGACATGAGTACCTTCGGGAATGAGGGTGAAACCCTCGGTGAGTCCGATTTTAGCCATTGTTTTATCGTCCTTTCTTGATCTTGTAATAGTGTCTGCTATATTAGCAACGAGAGTTATTAGGTTTTCGGCACAATCGCTGTGACCTAAGCACCCACCTCCACAATAAACACCGAAATATTTATTGTAATAGATGGGGCAACCACCACAAACGCTCATACTTCTTTTATGGTGTGGAAATTGAGCTGTTCTGTGTACTCACAGGGGAAGATGATACCAACCAACTGGTCTTCGTCATCGGGGTACTTGGCGTACTGCTTGACCAGCGGGGCTTTCGGTACGCTCTTGTCGCTTTCCAGATCGTAGGAGTACAAGATTTCGCAGAAGTCAGACTTCTCGATCAGCGACCAGTCATCATTGGTGATGGGAAGGGTCATGGTACTGTCCTGCGTGGCGAAGATACGAACACAATCCTTGATTGCGCCGTCCGGCTCAGGCATGATTGCCTTGACCAGCGTGGCGTACTCGGTGCAACCGACCTGAGAAATCAGGCGACCAATGCCGTCAGGCATTTTCTCGTTGCTGTACCCGGTCACGTTGCGGATACCATCGGGAATGAGCATAAGTACGGACGGGGAAGCAAGCCAGCGTTCGTCCATGTACTCATAGATAGCGCCGCCATCAGGGGCGAGGGACTTCACGAACTTAGAAAATTTCATAGGTCAATCCTCCTTTTCAATTTCGCCGGAATAGATAGCGTATGTGGGGGCAGTGACCGTGTATTTTTCCAAGATACCGTCTTTTTCCATGAGTTTCTTGTCGATACTCGACCGTTCGCTCTTTCTAACTTCCCACATATAGCGATTTCCGGTGATAACAGATTTTGTGTCACCGTCACGGAACTGTTCAACAGCTTTTGCCTTAATCATGTCGGTCAAGACCTTGTACCGCTTCTCGTCCTCAGCCACCTCAGCGGCGTGAGCGTCCAGCTTGGCTTTCAGGTCTTCGGCTTCCTTGACCAGCGCCGCCATATCCGTTTCAGGAGACAGGTTGTTGGTGCGAAGGGCTTTCAGGATTTCAGCGTCCTTGCGCTCGTCAAAGGCAGGGGAAATGCCGCTCTCCACATAGTCCTTCCACCATTTCAGGGCAGGCTTCACATACTTCCTCTCGAAGTCAGGATACCGCTCAGACACCTTGAAGGGACGGGTGATGGTATTCTCACCGCTGCACACGAACTTCTCAGGGTCATCGTAGTCCTTGGGTTCAAGGAAGGAAGCGACCATGATAACTTCGTCCACGCCGAGAAGGTAAGCGTACAACGCCGCCTGCAAAGCGTAATACTCAGGAATATCGTCCTTCCAGTCCTCAACACGCTTGGAAGTCTTCATTTCGAGGACGGTGGTGGGCTTACCATCTTTGCCATAGAGCAAGTAGTCCCACATACCGCCGAGAACGGGGCTTTCCCTAAAGAAGTCGCCGTAGGTCTGACGGAAGTAGTCTTTGCCCCAAATGTCGGTCGGTGTGACCAGATTGCTCATGAAGTAGGTCTGCTTCATGTACTCAGCCTGCTTAGGCTCGATGGTCTTACCAGCGATGGTGTAGATCGTGTCCTCGAACGGCTTCTGATAAGTGCGGGTCACTTCACACCAAATCTCGAACGGCGTAGACCACGGGTTCAGACCGAGGATAGTGGCAAAGCGAGTACCGGTCAGTTTCTTCGGACGCTTGGGAGGGATAATCTGGATTTTGTTGCCGTCAAGCCATTCCATTTTTGTCTACCTCCTTATAATTCACAAATTCATCAGCGGCACATTCCCGAACGGCAGTATCAGGATTGTTACCGTAGAGCTTACAGCAATCCGCTTCCAAGTCTGCATTAACGCACTTGCGACAATCAATTTCAATCATGCCTTAGCCCTCCTTCGCCGTTTTCATTTCGTAGCCAGCCAGCATATTGTTCACGCCCTCGATCAGAGCGTCACACTTGTCGGCTTCGATCTTGGAGAAGCCCTCGGTCTTCATGGCGATGGTCTGCACGAACTGTTCCTGCTCTGCGTCAATATCCATGAGCTTTTTCAGCAGGCTTTTCAGCGTACTGACCTGTTCCACGGTAGCCGCACCAGCAGGAGCGCCAGTCAGTTCCTTCTTGATTTCCTGACGCTGTTCAGTGGTCACAGGGGGCTTTTTGATTACGGCGGGAGCGGGTGCGGGAGTTGTGTCAAACTCGCCGCTGTCGATACTGTCATGCTCCAC